TTTCATCGGAATTTGACCAATTAATAAATGATTTGGAGTATTTGGTAAGTATAAAAAATCAAAATATATCTGAAACAAAATTATTAGAATTATTTGATAAGGAATTACTAAATAACAATAAAAAAACAGAAAATTCAACATCCACCTCCACATCTAGTACTTATTGGAAAAAAGGAACTGGATACGGAAATGATAAAACTAAAAAATGGGATATTGACCAATACATTAAAAACGTTAATGAGAAGAAGAATAAAATATCAATATATTATAATAAATTTATAGAAAGTTTATGTTTGTTATATTCAGGTGAAAAAACGTTTGAATCAGTGCCAATTGATTCATTAAATAGAATTATTAACCTATTAGTAAATTATTTTCAAAATGAAGAAATAACAAAAACTAATTGTTTATTAATATTCAAATTAATTAATAATAATTTTAAAATAATAAATCCAAATGAAATTACTAAATTTGTAACATTAATAAAACTTATTCAAACATATTTAGAAGATAATGATATACCAGATAAATTTGAATATTTAAAAAATGAAGGTGTTAATAAAATAATTGAAAAAATATCATCAAATCCAAATGGTGAATTAAAAAAGGATATTTTTATTGAAACATTTGAATCAGAATCATTTAAAATGTATCAAAATGAATTTAAAAATTTTTATTATAAAGATCAAACAAATATTGATTCTGATAAATTAATGAGACTTAAAAAGGAATTTAATATTATAAAAAAATCAATTTTCGTGAATTCAGAAGCATCAATGTTTTTTTGGATTGATAAAAATAAATTAGATAAAATGAGATTTATAATTACAGGACCTGCAGATACACCATATGAACAAGGGTTATATATTTTCGATATGACAATAAATAAAGAATTTCCAACAAAACCACCTCTTGTTCATTTTTCAAATAATGGTGGAGTAAGATTTAATCCAAATCTATATAATTGTGGAAAAGTATGTTTAAGTTTATTGGGTACATGGAGTGGAGATAAAGGTGAGTCGTGGAATTCAGCAACATCTACATTTTTTCAAGTACTTGTATCAATTCAATCACAAATTTTAATTGAGGAACCATTTTTTAATGAACCTGGATATGAGAGACAAATTGGTAAAGAATCAGGTAAGAAAAATTCTAAAGAATATAATGAAAATATAAGACAATATAATTTAGATTATGCGATAAATGGATTGATTGATGGAATCCTATCCTCAAAATCTAGTTATCCTGAATTTGAATATATCATTAAAAACTACTTCAAATATAAAAAAGATAGAATTCTTAAAACATTATCCCAATGGGAACAAGAATTTACAGATATTAATAAAAAAAATAAGTTTATAAATTCTAAAAATAAATTTATTGAGTTATCAAGTAAATTGTAAAATTTACAATCTGATGAAAAAAATTGAAATTATTTATTTATTGAACCTAACATATTAATCTAATGTTAATTATACATATATTTTAAATGATTTATAAAGAAAATATAGGATTAGAACGGAAAGATTATGAATACAAAGTATTTAATTTTAATCCTATTAAAATATCTATTGAAGATAGTAAAAAATATTTATCAAATGGAAAATTTTGTTTTAATGATTCAGTTGATAATACAATTTCTAATTATTTAGAAATATATTTACCAAAATACTTATGCTCATTTTTTAATCCAACATCAAATTTACATCAGGGACATTTGTATTTTGGTATAAATGATGATGGAAAAGTTATAGGTATTCCATACATTGGGACATTATCAGAAAATTTTATTAATCATCAGATTGATAAAATTTTTTTAACACATTTAAAATTTCCAAGTGAAGAAATTAAAAATAAAATAAGAAAATGTATTCAAGTTGAAATCATTAAAATAGATAAATCGAATGTGGTAACAAATAAAAAATCTGTATATTCTAAATATATTGATGAACTTAATAAAATTAAATTAGCGAATAAAATCTTCATAAAAAAGAGAGATATGTGGAATAAGATGTTTGATTTAGATAATCTTAAATTATGTGAAATGATTAATGATGAAAAAACAAGAAATTACATATGGAAATATATAAAAATTAAATCAAATTATTCCAAAAGTAAATTTAAAAATAAATATTCACATCTTGAACAATATTGTGATGTAGAAAATTATTGGACTTTAATGTCAAATGTAAAATCAAATAAAATTTTTAAACCACTAAAACGAGGAGGTATGTCTGAAGTTAGTGATAATAATTTGGATATTTATAAATGGATTGCTGTTTGGAAAGATTCAAAATTTTCAATGTTAAAAAAGGCAAAACCCAAAAAACCCACAAAAAAAATAGACTCTTATTACCCAATATTTTTATTGTCACAAGTCTCCAAAATGATTCCAGAATGGGTTGGAAAAAATAAAAATCTTGATTTATTTGTTATTAAAATAACTTTTAATATTACTGGTAATTGGAATATGTTTGAATATAGGGATATTGAAAATCAATGGAAATATTCTTATCGTACTGTAATTAATGGTGAACCAGTGTCAATAAGTTATAATTCATCCGTTTAATTTGTATAAAAATAATTAAAAAAAATTTATTTATCGCCAAAATAATTATACAAGTAGTCTAATAAAAATGTTATAGTTGCATCTCTAATTTTAAATTTAATAATATTAAATTCAATTAAATCAACAAAAAAATTTCTTCCGGTGTTTTCATATAATTCATTATCTTTTATATTTTTTTTACAATATTTATAATGATAACTACAAATATTATTGTGAAATACATCTTGACTAATAATTATATCGGGATCATTTAATAATTTACATATACATCCATCGCATAATTTTTTATATTTTTTAGATGATGTATTTGTTGACATTATAATAGTTTGTCAGATTATTTATATAAATTAATTTATTCAACTAAAATATTATTTCAATTTTTTTTATTATTTATAATTTGCTATAAATAATCCCGATAAAACACCAAAAGATAAAAGTATAGATGTGGCAACTGTATCAACAACAATATTTTCATTTTCATTTTTATATTTATAATTCACAATTGTATCTTTGGAATCACTTATTGCTTCAATATTAGATTCACTAAAAAATGTATCTGGATTAGTATTTGGGTTAGTATTTGAATTATTTTTACTATTTGATTCAATTAGCAAATATAAATTTGAGTTTGGAGCTAAAAAATTTTTTTTAATTTGAAATGAATCATTTGAATTAGAATTTACAATAGTATCAGAACAAAAATTAGTGATATTTTTTCTAATGGTTTTTTCGTATAAATTAAAAATATATTCAGAGTTAGCTGATTTTATTGTACTAGTATTATTAAATAATACTTTAATTTTATTTAATTCATATAATTTTTTTAATTCAAATAAATTATTTGATGAATTTAAAATTGGATAAATATTTGGAAATAATACTTGTCTTTTTACAACTTCACTTTTATAATCAACAGTAATTATTTTTTTTTTTATTTTTTCATATTTATTTGATATTGGATTTAGTTCCATATCATAATATTGTTTAATAATTTCTACAGGTTTAAGTTTTTCTAGCATTATTTCTCCAATTAAATAATTTGAATCCATTAAACTTGGAGGTATTTTAAAAATTACTTTATCATTTTGATTTTTACAAACATCAATAATTTGTTCCGGATAATTATAAATTGGTTCTAAACTTATTTTTTCTTTTAAATTTAAGTAATTTTTATAAGTTAAATAACCTGAACCAATACCAGTACTAATTAAGCCTATGGGTATAATATATAACATTTAGATTTGATTAATATTTTTGAATATTATATTGTTTAATCAATTTTTTTATTAGTATATAAAAAAATTGATTTTTTAATTTAATAAAAATAATTTTATATATAAAAGATGGAAGTCTTAAAATTAGATATTGTCGGTTCATATTCATATAAACCAGATATAGAAATTACATCTTATGATGGAAATAATTTCAAATATACAAAAGAATGTGTGATTTGTAAGAGATCTTTATTAGAACCAAGTTATGAAACATTATCTGATAATAAGAATATTATGAATGATAATGAAATATTAATTGGAAAATGTGGTCATGTATTTCACGGAGATTGTTTGTGCACTTGGTTAAAAACATCTGAATGTTGTCCTATTGATAAAGTTAAATGGTGTCTACATCGTGTAGCTGATACCACTACAAAATTAGTGATGTATAATAATTCAACATCAAATAATTATAAAAAAAAAAGTAAAATTAATTAGTTATTTGTTAATTATTTGTTAATTATTTTTTAATTATTTGTTAATTATTTTTTATTTGATGATAATTTTGAATCAAAAATATATTCTAAATTTTCTTTATGTAAAATTGTACAACCTAAAAATAATAAAGATTCGTGTAATTTTTTATCTTTAACTAAAAAAGAATCAACTAAATCATAATCACCTTCACTCATTCTATGATAAATTCTTTTTATTAATTTTCTACATTTTTTATTTCTTTTATAAGTGAATTTAAATCTAGGATCATCATAATTAAAAACTGGATTTTTCATAAACTCCTTAATTACATTTAATATTTTAATTGCTTGTTCAGGTTCATAATCTGTTTGTGTTTTTAAATATACAATTGCTTTTTTTTCTAATTCTTTAGGTATTAAAGGTGTTTCTACCATTTCACAAATTTTACCGTCATACATATTACTGTCACTTGAAACCATAAATTTTAATTTTTTTTTAAAATAATTTTGATCAATATAATATTCATGAGTTAATTTACCATTAACTTTATTTCTTAAATTATATACAAAATTTATTAATTTATCTTTAGTTCTAAAATTATCCATACAATCAGCATTTGTATTAGATTCACAAGAAAATTTTGTATAAGATTCTTGACAATTTTGACAAGGTAATAAATATTTTAATGCTTTAAAAAAATTACACATACTTTCCATATGTTGTTGAGTAGGATTATCTGGGTAAACAGCTACCATAAAATATATAGTTTGCCATAAATGAGAACCCCACCAACTAGGTTTAATATTTTTAATGTTATTAGTCATATATTATATATATAACAAAAAAAATTGATTTTTTATTATATTTGAAAATATATCAAATATATTAAATATTTTATATCAAATGAATATGACAACAAGTTTTATAAGAACAAAATATGAATTAGATGACTTTCAGTCAAAGTCATTTGATTTAATAGATAAAAATATAAATGTACTCGTTAGTGCTCCAACAGGTTCAGGTAAAACTACTGTGGCTGATTATGCTATTGAAAAAGCAAAACGTTCTAATCCTGATGCCAAAATAATTTATACATGTCCAATTAAAGCATTATGTAATGAAAAATACAGAGATATGGTTCTTTCTTGGGGGTCAGAACCATATAATTATACTATTGGGTTAATGACTGGAGACATTATTATTAATCCATATGGAGTTTCTAAATCAAACACAGAACAATCTGATTTAGAACAATCTGAAATAAAACAATCTGAAATAAAACAACATGGTGATATAGTAGTGATGACAACAGAAGTACTACAAAAATTAATGGAATCTAATTGTGAAAAAGATAATTTGGATAAAAATAATTTTAATCCAGATGTAATAATTTTTGATGAGGCTCATTATATCAATGATGATTCAAGAGGACATGTTTGGGAAAAATGTATTGTTGGAAGTCTTTTAAATACAGACTCTTTATTGGTTATGTTATCTGCAACGATTGGGAATATAAACCAAATTAAAACTTGGTTAAATACTATTTGTCCTTCCAAACCAACCGAAATTGTAGTAAAAACCGAAAGACCAGTTCCACTTAGACAATATTTTATTGATTGTACAAAATCAAGAATATTTAAGAGAATAACAGCAGAGAATGATGAAGATAAACGAAAAGTAACTTCAGACCCGGATCCAGAATCTTATGAAATACTTGAGTTATCGGAATTAAATTATCATAGAACAAAACGTTATTGGGATAAATTAGAAGAATATGGTTATTCTGAACAATTTGAGATAGAAACCGTATGTAATTTAATAAGTTCAAATCCTAATTTAGGAATACCTGCTATTATTTTTGTTCTGTCTAAAAAGAAATGCGAACAATTAGCTCAATCAATTGAATCTAGTTATATTGATGCTCAAACTCAATCAGAAATTTTAAATTTTTATGATTCTAATTTAAGAGAATTCAAAGATTGTGCACAATATCAAGAAGTAAGAAAAGTTATTTCAAGAGGAATTGGATATCATCATTCTGGGCTTATCCCTAAAATTCGTGAGGTAATTGAATTTTTGATAAAAAATAAATTGGTTAAATTAGTATTTGCAACAGAAACATTTGCTGTAGGATTAAATTTTCCTGTTAAAACTGTTGTTATGACAAGTTTAACAAAACCAACTGAAAAAGGATTTAGATTTTTAACGCCTAGTGAATACAAACAAATGGCAGGGAGAGCAGGAAGAAGATTTTTAGATCCTTTTGGAAATGTTATTTTATTATTATTTAACCACAAACCCAAACAAAAATTTCCTTATCCTTCTTGGAATGAAATAAATAATATGACAAATGGTCCATCAAATAATGTGGAATCCAAATATATTATTGAACCAAATTATAGTTTAAAAAATATTACATCTGGATTAGACAAATTGATTAGCCGTAATTCATTTAAATATTTTAATATGAAAGTTGAATCAAGAAATTTAGAAGTCCCAATTAAATTTGCTAAATTATTTGAAATTGAAAAAAAAATTATTGATTTTGCAAAGTCTGGTATAACATTTAAAGATAAAAATTATTCAAAATTACTATCCAAGTTATCTAAACCAGAACAAAAAGAATATCAAGATTTTTTGTTAATGTATAATTCTCAACAAATTAAAAATGAACTTGAACAACATGTTGATTTAGAGCAATCTATTGTTGATTTTCTTTTTCAAAATAATTTTATTTCTAAAACAGATTTAAATTTGACTGGATGGGAATACACACCTAAGGGTAAATTGGCTATTGAGTTTAATGAAATAAATTCTGTAATATTTGGAAATCATTATGAAAAAATTATGGAAAATTCAAATACAATAATTCCAATTCTTTCAATGTTTATTGATGATGGTATTAAAATATCAGAAGATGAAATTATCAAATGGGAAGAAATTGAACCAGAAATATTATTTTGGGAAGATACAATGAAATTATATTCAAAATTTATTTTTAAGTATCCAAAGTGGACTTTTTGGCCAAAAAATTATTTGGCAATTAAGGAATGGATAGGAAATCATGAAATTTCACTAGATGAAATTGTTGGTTTATATGAAATTGATTTGGGATTATTCATTAAAATGTTAATAAAAATGTATCAAATAGTAGATGAATTAATTGGAAAATTAGATAAACTTAATATGACTGAGATAACAGATAAGTTAATTAAACAAAAAGAATTATTAATCAGGCATCCTTTAAAAATAGATAGTTTATATGTGAATATATAAAAATTTATAATTCTAAAATAAATTTATTTAGGATTGATTTAATTATAATTTTTTCTAATGAATTTTGACTATTTGTGTTAGTATTATTTAATAAAACATTTGGAATATTATTACAAGTATTATCACAAGTATTTTGAGTAATATTACCATCTAAAAATTTTTCTGCTGTTGTGTTTGTATTAGTTATAAAAGTGTTAATAGAGTTAATGATAATATCAGGTAAAGTAATAATGCTTGTTTTATTTAATAATGTAATAATTGTTAATAAACCAATTGAATTTCTTAAAATACTATTTTCTAAATTTATTGAATGAGGTATAAAACACAACATTTTAATTACAATAAAAACTATTGTTATTACACCTTTTTCGGTGAATATTGGGACACTTTACTATTTAGTTTTTTCTACATATTTATTTATAAAATCATTTGCTTGTATAAATAAATATTTAAAATAATTTTCTAAATGTTCTTTTGATACTTTATTTTTAATTATATAATCCAAATCATTTTTTAATTGTTCGTAATTATCAGGACTCCTATTTTTTATATGACTTTTTAATTGACTAAATAGATTTTCTATTGGATTAAGATTTGGGTTATATGGGAGTGAATATATTATTTTATTATTTGAATTTATTATATTATCTTTTACAAATTGAGATTTATGAAATCTTGCATTATCTAATATTATTAAATGTTTTGTATATTTATTTTTAATATAATCATTATAAAAAGTATTAAATTTTTCTGCATCTATTCCGCCTCTATCTTTATATAATTTATAACCGATTATTTTACCATTTTTAATAGCACAAATAAAATTAAATTTAACAAATGGGTAAGTATATGTT